GTGCCGAGATGTTCCCCAGCCCGGTCAGCGTCGCCGCCAGGCTGGTTGCAGTCGTAATCGTGATCGTCGACCCGCTGACCGTCGCCGTCACGCTGGCCGCCGTCTGGGTCAGCGTCCGGCTGGCATAGCCCCACACGTCGGACTCAATTGTACTGGACTTCTGATCGGTATACTCGCCCTCCTCCGGGTTGATCGCCGCGAATGCCAGGATTGTCGTCGGGTCGGCGTTGTCGTAGAACTTCACGCCGCCCCGGTGTCCATCCGGAAACGAGGCATAAGTCCACTGGTAGTTCCCCGCACCGACCTCGACAAACCCCGTGGCGACGGCCCCGCCGACATTGCCCCCGGCTGTGTTGATCAGTTGCGCATTGAGTGTAAGGCCGGTCTTACTCGACCCCAGGGCTATTGAAATCGTCAATGTGTAAGCCATGTCAAGCCAACCTGTTCCCGGCCGTCGTCACCGTTCCGGTCCCTGAATCCTGCAACACAGAGTAGTTAGACGCCTTGTACAGATCATTGTTAGTTACGACATTGTTGTTACAGCCCGAACCGATATAGATTCCATACTGTCCCCGGTTTGCATTCCTGACCTCATATACCGATGTCAAGTCTGGGTTTACAACCCAATTCTCGGAGACGGTGGCGACCTTACTGCTGCCAACGTAATCCGAGATAGTCCTTGTCTGGCCGCTGCCGGTGCCACTGAGAACTACAACCGTCAAAGTGTTGTAGAAATCATTGTAAGCGCTTGCGGTGGCTTCTAACGTGATCGTGTTGTCTCCACCTGCCTGAGCGGTGCCAGTATGATAGTGCCTCGCTTTTCGCACCATATTGGCCTGTATGTTATTGTAATGTGAGCCATTCCCGAGGTGAATCGCGTTGTAGGTAAGGTCTGCCGCCTGGCCGTAGGCGATTACCTGATTCGCCACAACCTCGTTTTGGATACATTGACTCAGAAAGATCCCATAACGACCGTTTAGGCCAATAGCATTTCCACTGATTTCAGATTCGCTCAGTCCTTGACAATAAATCCCAGATTGTGTACAAGAGGAAATGACATTGTTGGCAATGACGTTCTGATCTGCGAAATAAGGGGCAGAAACGGTTACTTCTATCCCGGAAAGCGTGGCATCCGTGACAGTATTTCCCACAACCGTACAATTATTCGGCGCTTCCATATAGATACCGCGACCTGCTGCATCGTGTGACTCGTTACCAGTCACCGCACAGCCTGAACAGTAAGCAAGGGCGATGTCTGGGCTGTTGCCCGTGAAGTTATTCCCTGTTACTGTACAATCTGTGGCCGTCTGCAAGGAAACCCCGGTCATCCCATTACCGTTGAATGAACACCCTGAAACCGCAATATCCCTCACCGCCGCACCAGATCCAAGATTCAAATACAGTCCATGACTCGTGTTGCCGGCGAATAGACAATGCGAGAAAGCGCCACGAACAACCGATTGCCCCGTATTTGGCTCTACGTCAACCCCACTCTGAGGGATCCTCCCATTTGCCGTAACAAACCTGCTCCCTTCCACGAGGAAGTCGCTGCAGTTTGAAATGGACATGTTGTTTCGCCGGCAATTTGATATCTTGCAGTGGTGGATTGTCACATACTGAGCGCCCGTTCCCCCTGAAATAGCAATCCCGTCTGTGTAGAAGTCCTGGATAACGGTACCATCAATCAGTATGTTTGTCGAGGAGTTGATATAGATTCCCAGGCCATCGCCGTCCCCCCCGCCCGTGGGTGTTACCCTGTCGCCTACCAACCTCCCGCCGATGATTCTTACGTTATCCAGGGAGACTAGTCGAAATAGGATATTCGTTTCATTGTCGACTGCTTTCTGGCGAATGATTGCGTTGGGAGCCATGACTAGCTGGAGATTACTCTTCAGGTTGATATACTTCGCCCCAGACGTATCTACTGTATAATCCCCATCTGGAACCAGTATTGTTGACCCGTCAGGAGCTGCTGCTATCGCATCAATAAACGCCTGACGGTCATCTGTCCCGCTCCCGTCGCCTTTCGCACCAAATTCCTTTACATTAATGGCCTCGCCGAAAAGGTTGAACCACTGTGTGTCTGTCCCCATCCACAGCCCGCGCACATCGTCGGTTACCCGCCGTAGTCGACCGGCAACCGGCGTCAGTGCATCAAGGGCAGCTTTGGTAACCCCGGGGTTGACTATCTCATGAAGCTGGTCAATCACTCGTATTGCGCTTGGCATATCTCAACTCACACTGAATGAACCCAACGTATTTCCGGCGTAGCCGCTGAACATCCCATGCCTCACGTTATTGACCACCGTTGCGTCACTGATCGTCTGGTTTGTCCCGACCTGAACGCCGTTGTAGAAAAGCCGGTAAGTCGTGCCGGACTTGACTACTTGCACCGTCGCCCCTGCCACGTATGTTGTCGTCGTCGCAATCAGGCTCGTGTACACCCCGGCTACGCACTTGTTAAGGTAGCACTTCGTCCCGTAGTAGTACCCCAGGACATAATTCAGCGGATTCGCCGGATTGTCCAGGCCCACCACCACCCCGCCCGGCGTGAAGATTGCGCCGTCGGTCGGCGCAGCCGCCAGTGTCACCGCTGCGGCGACCGTCACGTTGGTTGTTTTGGTGAGCAGCGTTGCAAACAAGCTCGCCGTCGTAATCGGTTTGAGCGACGTATCATCATAATACATCGTTACCGATGTTGCACCGCTTTGACAGCCCAACACCGTCTCCGTCCCGGTCGTAGTCGCCCGGTCGATTGCAATCAGGTTGACGTAGTTGCCCGTCGGCGCCGCTTTGGTGAGCAGGATGTTCGGCAAATACCCGTTGTTACGATAAAGTTGACCCGTTCCCGCATCAACCCGAATCCAGCCGGAATAGTGATACCAGCGGTCCTTCGTGACTGCAACAGAGTATGGGTAAACTCCCGACGAGCTCGCCCCGCCGACCCACTTCTGGGCAGCCAGGCCGCCGTGAATGATCGAATTCTCCTCGCTCGCCGTCCCGGTTAAGTTCTTACCCCAATTCGGCGCCCGCCCGCTCGAATACGTCCCCTCCGCCCCCGGATTCGCAAACATCTCCTCCCCAATCGTCGGCGTGCACACAGCCGCGTTGGAGGCGATTGACCACGTGGGCGCATACCACTGCCCGCCAAGCACGCCGTCTGCCCGGGTAAATGCATCCGAGTAGGGCAGCCCCACGGCGCGCCGTACCAGGAGTTGCAGGAGCCGGTGTCTCACACCGGCCTCGCAATCAGGTTGATGCTGCGCTCGCCGGTCTGGTTCACCGCCGTCGTCGCCGTCCCTGACCGGGCTTTGATCCATCGCACACCGGCAAATTTCGACGGGTCTAGCACGATGTACCTGGACGCAGCCGCCGTGACGGTGTACTCGTTGCCCAGGTCGTCGTACATGTTATTGTACGTGCTGCCGTCCTCTGACGCCTGGAACGTCAGGTTGGCCGCCGTCCATGCCGCCGGCATAGCGACGGCTACCAGCGACGCGCCGCCCAGGTCGGCCGCCCCGCTCAGGCTCGCCGTCTGCGCAATCGTGACCGCCACGTACTCGACAATCGGGCTGTACTCGTTTACACTGCCCATATCGCCTCTCCTGGATAGACGGGGCGGCAGTTGTGCCGCCCCGCTCCTTGCTCAGGAGGGGTGGCTGCCCACCCCTCTAAACCCTAGCCGACCCAACTGTACTGGTGCGCCGTCGGGAGCTGATTGGTCGTGTCCTGCGTCACCGGCCGGTGCCGGCCTTCCAGCAGGAAGAGCACGTCGGCATACGAGCCGTTGGTCAGCGTCCCCGACAACGCCAACGCCACAAAGTGGTGATCGGCCGGCAGTGTGGCCGTCTCAATCGTCCACGTTACAAACTGCCCGTCGTCGTTGGTCACGTCACACGTGTGCGCCAACGTAGCGTCGATAACATCCAACGTCCCACTGGTCGAATCGGAGCACTTCGGAGCCAGCACCGGTGAATCACTCGCGTGCAACGTTCCCAGGTGGGCGATGATGTGCACCCGCTCGTAGCCCCGCACGTTGATGTACGACCCGCTGGCCGGCAGCGCCGAGACGCCGCTCAACGCCGTCTCGCAGTTGGTCGGCCCACGCAGAATCTTGAGGTTGTTGGAAAGGATCTTGTCACTCATCACTTGCCTCCTACGTCGAGCACTTCTGGACGGCGAAGCGCCAGGTCTCGGTGCACTGCCCACCCAGGCGCCGCCGCATGACGAAACACACCTGGTTGAGTCGCGCGGTGGCCGAGTCGAGATACCGCTCAACACTCATGCCGATTCGGTCGACAACAGTATATCCGCCCAGGTCACCGAAGATGAGCGGGTAGGTGTTGGACCCGATAGTCGCCATTGCCTCCTGCTCAAGGATCGGATAGCCGAGCAGGTTGCGAATCGTCCCGGCCCCGCCGCCGCCAACATTGTTGCCCCACACCTCGCGCCACAGGTACTGATTCATGCCGTCCTTGAGCTTGGCGATTGCCTCATAGGTTGCTTTCTCGCCAATCCAGACAGCAGCCGAGCGGTACTGCGCATCAATACCGAAGGTCAGCGATACGAGGCCGTCCCAGGTCAGCGCCGAGGCCGAGCCGCTCACCACTTCCGAGATGCTCAGGTCGTTGGCCCCGTCCGGCAGGAGGCCCTGAGGCTTGGCGTGCCCGTCTCCGCTGATAAACTGGTTGTCTTCGTTGACCGCCACGGCCCGCCCAAACGAGTCGGCTAGTCGCGCCTCCAGCGGAAACGCGGCGTCCTCGACAAGGTTCCGGCTCAGGAACGCCTCAGCCATCATCGTGTGGACCGGGATTTTCTCGCTGCCCCACGTGAAGTTGGTTGCCGCTGTGCCGGCAGTCGGCGTCTCGTCAACCCAGGTGATGCGGATCGCGTCGGGGTACTGCGCGTCGCCGCCGGTCAGGACGGGCATCTCAACCGAGTCGCGACTGGTCGGGATTACAGCAGCCCGAGGCCGCACCACAGCAACCGCCGCCGCCCGGCTGATCACCCGCGCCTGGAAATCCACCGGCACGATGTATCCGCCCAATGCATCCGACCCCTCAACCATGACGGTTTTCATTGCCGCCACGTCGATGCCCTGATCCATTGCGTCCTTGACATACTTCGGCGTCAGGACAATCTCGCGCATCGCCTTGCTGACCCAGTCGGGTACTGCCGTGCGAGGGTCGGAGCGCAGGAAGTACGAGAACGCATGTCGCTGGTCCAGGTACTTCTGCTGGTAGTCCGGGCCGTGCAGGTCAATCAAGATTGCCTTCGTCGCCGCGTCCGGGTCTCCGAACCGCATCACGTAGGCCGCCTTCGTCGCATCGCCAGCCACCGGCCCCGCACCGGGCAGAACCGGGCGCAGCGGGTCGGGACGGTCCATGCCGTCCAGGGCCTTCAGCTCTTTGATTGCCTCGGCAACAGTCTCCGCCTTCTTGCGGTATTCTTTGCCCTTCTCGATTTCGCCTGCTTCCAGGGCCTTGCGCGCCTCGGCAATGGCCTGGGCAAGCTGCTCTTCCAGAGTCATGTCAACACCTCCATGCTGATCAAATCCAGTAACGCCGCTTCCCGCTCCGCCTCGACTCGCCGCGATTCCTCATCGCCTCTGGCCCCGTCTTCCGCTTCGGGGAATGTCAATCCAATTTCGGTAAACGCCGCCTTGATCTCCGCTACCGGCCGCTCCATCATCCGTGGCTCAGCCGGCGTCGGCGTCAGGCTTACCTCAGCAATCGGCCACCGTTCGATCCGGCCGTCCGGCGCCGCCTTCCGCGCCCTGGGATACGTCCCGGACGATGTGCCGAGCGCACCGCGCTTCACCAACTCCTTGATCGCCTCCCGGTACTGCCCGGCAAGGGCAAGCTGTGCCTCGTACCACATTCCAACATCGTCGGCTTTCAGCGTATCGACCACGCCGACCACAGTCGTCTTGAGCGCATCGTCACCGGCATGGTGATAGAGCACGGGGAGCTTGCCGACCGCCTTGAATACCGCGTCGAGCTCCGCTGTAGCCGTCGTGAAGTATTCACCGGTGACATCCGTCTCGTCAGCCGTTCCCCACAACACGGCATAGCTGCCGATCCGGTCGTCGCCCAGGGCTTTGACGGTGAGCGACTTCGACCCGGGTGGCTCCATGCCCTCCTCATCGTACAATCGTTTCAGCTTTGCAATGGCTTCCTGCTTGTTCGGCCCCTCGTACACGTTCCCCCGGTACCCGCCGTGGAGCGCCGCCCATGCTGCGCCCATCAGCCGGTGGTCCGGCTTGCCGTCCGGCCCCTTGACCCGCAGGTGCCAGGTCGTGGGCTTCTCGCCGTCCTCGACCACCAGATAATGACTCGCCGGGTGGTCGCCGTCGCCCTCTTTCTTCGTGACGGCCTTCGCCGGCTCCGACTGTCCATCCTGGTCGTCGCCGTCCTCATAGTCCATCCATTTCCTGAAATCGGCCATCTCTTCCATCACCGCCTGCATTGCTTCGGACAGACGTTTGACCTGACCTATCCGCTGACTGTTGAGACGCCGACCGGCTTTTTCGATCATAGCACACCTCGTATCGCCCGCTCCAGGATCTTCTCTACGACCCCGCTCTTGATCACTGCCTCCACCGCTTCCTTGTCCGTTTGCCAGCGTGACGCCTTGTGCTGTCGCGTCTGCCGGTCGGCGTCCTGTACCCACGGCGCATAAGTCGCCTTGTTGCCAACAACCGCGCCGAACCGCCCGCGCCTCTGGACCACCCATCCCTGCACGAGCCGCTGGCTCCATTTGTCCGTCTGCCGGATGTAGCGCAGGTCCAGGCCTTCCCGCCGCCGCCTGGCGAAGTAGTATCGTCTCTGCCGTTCGCTCGACCAGATCACCGGGCTATGGGCCGGCCCTGGGTAGGTTGCGATCTTGTCACGGATCTCCTCGCCAATGGCCAGCGTCGCCGCCGCCAGCGCCGGCTCGATTCCTGCGCCGAGCCGCTTGACCAGCACGTCCAGTCCGCGAATCTCTATTCTTGCCATTTCAGCGTTACCACGCACCGGCAGTTGACATGCGCCGGCGGCCCGTCCAGCCCGCCCCACTCTCCCTCCGGCTTGCCGTTGAGTGGGCCGCAGACCGGGCATACGATGTCATCCGCCGACGTTTTCCAGACCCGCTTCATCGTCAGGCCATAGCCGGCCAGATACCGCTGCGCCGCCCGCGAGGCCTCGGCGTAAGCGCGGGTGGTCTCGGTGACCGCGATCATCTTCGCCCGCGCCGGCCCGAATGCCGGCGTAAGCATCTCCGAGAGCTGCCCAACCGTCATGCCCGGCGACCGGGCAAACTGCTCAACGGCGTTGGCGATTGCCGCCCGCGAGGTATCGGTGATCCCACGCACCTGGTCGTAGGCATATTCGCGCGCCCACCTCGCCGCCTCGCCGTTGACCACTGCGACGTCGAAGTCGACCCCGACGCTTTCCGATTCGGCCATCGTCGCGTCGGTCATCGTCGCGCTCAGCCCGATGCTCAGATTCGCAGCCAGTTCGCTGGCCAGCTCGTCAAGCAGCGGCCCCACGTCCTGGCCGGCCTTGATTGCCGCCGCGATCTTGCCCCGGTATTTGTCAAGGATAGCAGACAGCTTGTCTTCCAGGCTGCGCTCGGCCCGGGCCTGGTCGCCTGGGTCGACCTTCGCCGGCTCGCCGTGCCCGTTTGCGCCGAAGATTGCCCGGACGGTGGCCTCGTCTGCGCCGGCGAGCCGCAACCGGATGGCATCGACCGTCTCCGGCCCCAGGACGGCGCTCTCGAATCCACGCGCCGCCGGGTCGCGTCCGGCCCGCGCCTCTTTCAAGGCAACCTTTTTCCAGCGGGCCATTTCTGCCGCGCGCCCGGCCTGTACCGCGACCTCCTGCGCCGGCGCAGGAGC